AATAACAAGTTGCATTGAGTGATATTTACCAGCGTGCTTCTTATAGTGCGCTGGTATTTACCTATCAATGTTGATAGGAATAGCAGTAACTATGGAGATAGGATATGGCTCTCAGTGTGTATCTGTGCAAAGCATGTTCTCATGAATGGGAACAAGGTTATCCACGTAATACTTGCCCATGGTGCAACAGTGATAATGTTGTGCATCTTGGTAATAGTGTGTCATCAATGCCAAATGTGAAAGCAGTTGAACAAATGGTTGAGACAGTAACGGCTTTTAATACTCCAATCACGATGAAAAACGCAGAAGAACAAGCACTTCATAAGTCTGGTATCTATGCTTGTAAGGTGCCACATACTAACTTCACATACTATGTCAATGTGAAGATTGCAGAAGATAGGAATAGTGTAAGAATTAAAAGTGCAATTCGCAGGCATAATATCAATGATGCAGAAGTAAAACATGTGAAAGGAACAGTTAAATTTATCTTTGGTGAAGGTAACAAGATAAGGTATGTGTTGCTGTATAATTGCCATGATATCACAAGAGTCCAGCAGTTTCCTGTTAGTAATCCTATGACGATTGGAGAGTATATGGAGGTTACTTGGGAATAATTAGCTGATAGTAGCAGAAAATGATAGGTGGTTTGTTTCGATCATGTGGTATGCAAACTTGGCGCAACAACCATCTATCATCTGCAATCTGATAATAGAAATAATGATAAGTATGGACTTGGGATGTCGATCACCATGTATTCAATGTTCCATTTGTGGCTCAATGTGCTCAATGTGACCATGTTCCATGTCGGGGCGTCGGTCATTATGGCCCTCTTTTTGGGGTCTCACCATAATAGTATCTCAATCATCATACTATCTATCCTATATCACTCTTTATACTATACTCTTTTCAATGTTGAATTTTTCTTTAAAGATACCCTATAAATAGGGCACATAGATAAGAGGGGTGGTTGATAGTATGAGAAAATGATAAGTATAAAAAGAGAGCATGAAAAAGGGGGGAAATATTGAGAGGGGGAAAGTGGAACATAGGAACATCGCATACTTGGCACCACAAATGGAACATAGTGATCGGCTTGCAAGAGTGATAGGTATCATTGAGTGATAAGTATAACATATTGTGGGGTAACAAGAATAACCATGATATGTTGTATTTTTCACTTGACAGGTTTGCGTCAATGTGGGAAAATCTAGCCTGTCCAAAAATGTATCAACAGTTATCCGTAACAATGAAAGGACTCCAAGACAATGATACACTATGACGATGATCAATATACATCGCAACTAGATGACTTCATAGCAAAGCGACAAGCTAAGAGTAAGTTTAAAGATCACAAGGAAGCAACTGCTGCATTTCTTCAATATAAGAGAGAATGTAAGGAAATGAGTGATTTCGTAGTAGATGCTGCGAAGAAATCACACCGCTTGTCAGATTGGGAAAGTAGATTTATTTGCTCAATCAAAGAAGGTATCAACAATGGAGTTATCAAAACAAAAGACTCACTAACTCCGAAACAATTGGCAGTCTATCATAAGATCAGCAGAAAGGTATATGCAACATGATTGATTATGATCAAACTAGGATTGAGCATGACAGTGAAGTGAAGAGTGCAATTGAGCAATATAATGCTGACATGAAAGTGTTGCAAGATTATGTTGATCAAGTATCACGACAAGAAAAGTGGTTTAGTTGGATGTTGATAATTCAGATTGTATTTGCAGCAGGATTGTTAGGATATATCATTGCTGATACTATATTGTGATTGTGATTGCAAGTGTGATTGCAAGTATAAGTGGGAGACTGAAACAACAATTGTTCTGGACCGCCAAAAATTGTGATAGTATCGAAGTTGCTATATCAAGATACTATCACAATTATCTGCCGCTACCAATCGCTGCTATCAAATATCAACGCAAGGATGCGCTACAATGAAACTCCAATGTAGGATATCAGGACTAACTTTCTATTCTGCATATCACTTCAAGAATGAGCCAACAGTGCGCAATGCACTACATCCTATTTTTTCTGTATCACTCCGAGATTTACTTGCCAAAGCTCAAAAGTATGGCAGGGGAGACTATACTGAGGAAGAAGAAAAACTATTATTTCTAGCACTTCTCAATAAGACAGATGCTGTTGATTGGGAAGTGCCTGCTAATCCATCGCCTGATACTGTTGATCGCTATCTTGACAGTATATTCATCCTACTTTCATGGTATGAGAAAGTGACTCCGGGCGCCTTAAAACTACCTAGAATGAGAGTATCAGAACATAACAAAAATCTAGCTAACATTGGTATGTTCATTCAATCCTGGTATGATGTCAGGAAAGAATGGATGTCTCCATCTATCAAGAAATTCATGGCTGATCTACTAGAACACCGTGAACACTTGATGCAACGTCTTATCAATTCTAGACGTGATACTTTTGAGTATGCTGGCAAACTAGCATCATGGGCAATGGATGCTGCTGATGTTCATCCTGATAGGAGAGCAGAATGGACAGCATTGTTTAAGATGAAGCCAGATAAAGAAGCACTTACTTGTGATCTTGATGAATTGCTTGATATGAGAGATCACATGGAACGTCATCTTTACGCAGTAGAAGGACTTGGACATAAATCAGGATTATCAGGCGATACTGCTAAGAAAGTAATGGATCATATTCATCGTCTGGTGGAAATACGAGAAGGTGGTATGATTGCATTACTTGGTGGTTTTGGAATTACTGCAACTGATGACTTCCAACACAAAGTCAATACTGGTGGGGTCACAACAACTGATATCCAACAACTCAAGAGTAAGATACAAGAGAGCGGTGCGCCAAACACAGAACCAAAGAAAGAAGATTATCCTAACCTAATCTCTTTCATCAAAGCAAAGTCTGCATGGGTGTTAAGTTCTCACCTGAGAGAAAACTTAGCTTTTGCAGAACAACATTCATCACAAATCATTGATACTAATGAAACCCCGGAGTAACCAACAATGAACGCGCCCGAACAATTCACACTAACACGTAGTCCCAAGATTGATATTGCAATCTATCGTCATGTTTGGCATCTTGAACCAGATTTGAAGAACCAACTAGGTTGTTCTCTGCTAGCAATTACTACTGTCAGTAAGTTCATCTCACTAGTTGAGCCAGAGTGTTATCCTGATACTTACGAAGATAGCATTCTGCATCCTACTACCGGTAATCGTCATTTCATTAGTTATCTCTTCACATCTGGTCAATATCTTGAAGATATGAATAATGATGTCGGTGACAAAGGATCAACACCTTTGGCACTACATTTTAGAGCATCTCGTGTTCTTAGTATTAGATTATGTCTTGTTCGTTGTTGGGACAAAGCATGGACAAGATCATATCTCATGCAACAAGGAGCTGTTGAATTATGAAAACGATAGTAGGTTACACACTGATATCACAATTTCCGAACTCACAAGTAACTGATAGTGTTACAATCATGGAAATTACACCAGAATATGCACTAGACTATCAACAATACTCTGAATACACGCTAGGATTACCAACACACATGCGCAAATTTACTATCATCGAAAAGCTGCCAGAAGAAAGTTACGAGCAATGAGCACTATATCACCTGATCGCTTTAAGATGTTACTAGAGCGAGCAAGAGCACATGCTGCTAGTATCAATCAGACTTCTGTGACCGCCAACATTTCCAATACTATCGACCTTATCAATAAGGAAAAACCTACAGATGTTGATCTATCCAAAATGGGTATCAATCCATCAGATACAACGAAATCAAAAGAAGAAATTGATGAACAAATCACGGAAGTTATATCCGACTTACATGAACCAATATCTATTTCCGATGAACCAACAAAAGAAAAGACTCACACAACAGGAGTTGCTGCTGACGTTGAGCTTAATGATAGGCAAAAACTATTCATTGAGACGGCGCTAAAAGGAGAAGATGTTTGTTTGATTGGTGCTGCTGGCACTGGTAAAACTACTGTCACCGGTAAGTTTATCAAAGAGTTGCTAAACACTGGCAGACTTAAGAAAGTTGGTATGGACACCAAATGGATTAAGTCTAATACTCCAGGTGTGCTTATTACTAGCTTTACTCGTAAGGCTGTTAACAATATCAGACGTGCAGTGCCACTAGAGTTGAAACCTCATGTGCTGACAATGCACAAGATACTAGAGTTTGCACCTGTCTTCTATGAGATCATGGATGAAAACAATCCAACTCAAGTTAAAAAGACAATGCGTTTTGAACCACAAAGAAGTGCTGTCAATCCACTTCCATATAACATCAGTCTTGTTGTTTACGAAGAAAGTTCTATGATTGGGACTGATTTGTATAACATGATGATGGATGCAATGCCACATAATCCACAAGAGATTTTCATTGGCGATATCAGACAGTTGCCACCAATTTTTGGACCAGCAATTCTTGGTTTCAAGATGTCGCTGCTACCAACTGTTGAGCTAACCGATGTATATCGTCAGGCATTGCTATCTCCTATCATCAGACTTGCTCATGCTGTTCTCAGTGGAGATAGTAAGAAGTTTCTTCCTACTGGCAAGAAAGTGAGAATGAAGCATCCACATCTTGATAAGGTAGTGGATCGCATTATTATTCCATCACTGGAAGAGTTTAGTGAAGAGTCTGAACATGGTATCCTTAAAATACAACCATGGCAGAAAAAGCTAGCAGCAGAAGACGCTCTTAGCACTTGTATAACTCAATTCATTGCATGGGAAAAATCTGGATACTACAATCCAGCGGAAGATATCATTCTCTGTCCGTTCAATAAAGCGTTTGGGACAATTGAGATTAATAAAGGTATTCAGAATTATCTAGGTCGCAAACGCAAAGCAATAGTCCATGAAGTAATTGCTGGATATAATAAACATTATCTAGCGGTTGGCGATCGTGTTCTTTATGACAAAGAAGATGCTACTATCATCGAGATCAAACGTAATGCTAATTATCTTGGTAAGTCATTTCTTCCGGCGTCCGAACATCTTGATAGGTGGGGAATTTATCAAGAAAACATCTCACAAGAGCAACTCGCTAAGCTCACTACAGAAGAGACTGAGTATGATCACAAAGTATTAGATGACTTTTTTGAACTCAATTACAGTGATGATACTGAAGAAGAGAATAGAGTTAATGCTGCCAGTCATGAAGTTACTATCCAGTTTGCATATAGCGAGGAAGTAATCAGATTGTCGGGCGCCGCTGAAGTCAATAACTTGATGGGCGGTAATGCTATCACAGTGCATAAAATGCAAGGCTCTGAAAGTCAGACAATCTTCTTTGTGTTGCACAACAGTCACGCTAACATGATCAACAATGAGCTTCTTTACACTGGTATCTCTCGTGCTAGACACAAGTTGCATATCATATGCGAGAGTGACACTTTTTTCAAAGGTGTAAAGACTCAAAAAGTGCGTGGTATAACTCTGCAAGATAAAATTGAATTCTTCAAAGGTAAAGTTGAATTCAAAGCAATGCAGAAAGAGTTGGAAAAACTTACACAACAGAGAGAACGAAAGAAACAAACCAATGCACAACAAGTTACTGCTGCTCCTATCACTGCTAGGATTAGTTATAATTTCACTCCTGCTACTCGTAGTAGTCTCACAACATTGGATGAAATATACGATTACCAATATACAGATGATGGGTCACAAGAACGATATGAGAGTGAAGGCAACACACCAATCAAGCAGTTTGCTAGTGTCAAACCAAAACAACTCTCAGTAGAAGATCGTATTGCTATATTGAGAGCTAAGTTAGGTAAGCGCTAGTAATTACTAACGTGTCGATTTCACTTGACACGTATAGTGATCACCTCTAGAGTGCATATGTTGGCCGAATTGTTCTGCCACACAAACTTGGACAAGTAGAAAGTATCTCAACAATGTCTGAACATCACGAACACACTCACGAACACGCTAACCACGCACATCATGCTGCGGAAACTCCGGTTGTTACTGCCCCTCTCTATAATATCCGAGAGCTGAAGTTTTCTTTTAAGAAGCAGGTTCTCAAGGATGCTGATGGTAATCCTATCAAGGATGAGCTTGGTGTTGAAAAGAAGCGTCCTCCCGTTGTTCTCAATGTGAAGGTTCCTACGTTTGAAGGATTGCTGACAGAGATTTCTGATCCTAATGTTGCTAACTTTGTTCTTGATCTTGTTGAAGAGGCAATCAAGGATCAGGTTCGCCAGCAGCTTTCTGATGAAGAAAACCCTGTTAATCGTCAGGAAGAACTTGACGAAAAGAAGCTCACTCTTTCGTATATTGCTAACATTCCTCGCAGCGAACGCACTGGTAGCGCTCTTAGCAAGGAAGTGTTTGAAGACTTTGGTAAGGATTATATCGAAGTCATGCAGCAGTTTCGTGCTGTTGAAAAGGTTACTCATGCTGCTAAATTGTTCATGGGTAAGCTCAACAGTGTCAAGACTGACAAGCGTATTCTCAAGCTTCTGCGTGAACAGCTTGCTACTTGGGCTGAAAATACTAAGCAGCTTGAAGATTTGCAGGAAGTGTATGTCTTCCTTGATAATCGTATCTCTACTTTCCTCAAGAAGGATGATGTTGACCAGCTTGCCCTGCTGTAATATCTGACACCTTAACTTAACTATAGCGTGGTAGGAGTAATCTTACCACGCTATTTTTGTAGATACACCATGAAGGGATGTTGTTATGAGTGATAGTAATTTGCCAACTCTTGGGACCCCGGTAAAAAATCTTATCTTGCCGGCTAACATTACCGGTCCTGCGGTCAAAGCAATCAATAATCTTGTTACCATTGATGAAGGTGGCTGGCATCTTGAGCATGTTGACGGTGACAATGATGGCGGTTGGACTTTTGGTGGCATGACAAGTAAATTGTTTTGCACTTACTTTCCAAACTATGCTGGATATGATGCAATTGAAAAAGTAGTTAACGATCCTAAGCTGTATCTTGTATTGATTGCTGAGTGTCAAGCAATTTACTATCAGGAATTTTATGTTCCAGTATCACGCATTATGTATTCTACTGTTGTGTTTCCTGGACATCTTTCGTGTGCAATTAATGTTGGTATGTCTAGATTTGCTATGCTGTATGCAGCAACTAAGAATGCTCCATACAAAGATTTTCTTTCAGCGTGGAAAGATTTCTACTTTTCTTTGTTGAGGGACAATCCTGTTGATGACATTAAATTCATTCATGGTTGGATCAACAGAGTGTGGAACCATCTGGGAGAGATCTAACATGGGTAATGACACAGTAGAACACGCAACATATCTTATCTGTGAAGAACACAGTGTGTATTCTACTGTGTCATTTTCTTATTGCTTTCTCTGTGCAAGACGTTCGCGCGCCCAAACATACGCATACCAAAAAATAAACAATACGTTGAAGTCAGGAGACAGTAATGAGCCCGACAACAACTGATGAGTGGATAACACTGTTACGTGAGGAAAAGTTATATTTAACAGTGCATCAGCCAAGAGATGGTTTTTGTATAGTATTACAGTCAATGCCATCACATACTGGTTATGAATATATATTACTTACTAATCAAGGATTAGCTACAAAGCCAAGTAGTTATTACATATCAAACGATCCTACTGAAACTTTGTGCAGTTGCATATCAAAAGCATATCATAACTATAAAAATCCACCAGATCCTTTTTCTTATCAAAAGCAATCAGCATTGGATATACTCCGCAGATCAGTAGCAAAACGAGGAAAGATATCATACGATGACCTATAACACACAAAGTGCTGACATGGAAGAAATCTGGGAAACGTTGTTTCTTGGGAAAACTGTAATAATTAATTTTGATACTCTCCAACAAGCTGAGGCGTTCAGAGTTGCATTGCATAAACTTAAAAATAAAAAAGAAAAAGATCTTATTGGTATTGGTTTTATGGAAACAGAAGAGTTACAATCACTTTGCTTCCATCGTGCGCCAGAAACTCAATATAGTGAATTTCCAATCTATTCTTACAGAATATTTCTTGGTAAACGTAAACGTGGTGGTGCACAGTTTACAATAACTGTATTGGACTAATCTACTATGCGCACATACGAACCATACTGGCGTGAAATAAGATACAAAGGTTTCATAAACCTTCAACTTAAACATGCCTGTTATGTTCCTCGTGTGAAGCGTATGTTGTCAAAAGAAAAAGATGAAGATACAGGTTTTCGTTATATCAACAAAGACACAACATGGAGACTTATTTTTACTTGGACAGATGCAGACAATAAACTACTAGTGCAACTTCAAAGTAAAAATCTAGTCTCTGACATGCAAAGGATACTCAAGATGAGTGCAACTAATTCTACTGTGACAGCTACTCTCAACAATGCTGACATTGTCAAGCAGCGTATCAAAGACTTGCAAGTTGCATTGCAACAGAATGCTCCTAACTATGATAGTATTCTACATACTATTCATCGTGCACTTGCAGAAGATGAGTCCACTGTTCATCTACTTTCTGAGGATGAGATTGGCACTATTGTTGCTGGTCTTAGCAAGCGCACTAACGTTGTGCTTGTTGAGAATGCACTGAAAAGTGGTAGGGGTAAGAAGCCAACATATGATGATTTGTAATATGGAGAGTTATCATGTGCATTCTTTCTGTCAAGATTTTGGACCCCGCTAATTGTTATGACCCAAAATTTTGTCCTACTAACGGAAAATTGATTGCTCAATACAATGGCAATACTATCATATTGTTAGTTGTTAACAGTGTGGTTAATATTCATGTTGAGAGCAAAGAAGGTAGTTTTGATGCTGTCATTGATCCACCATACAAGGGTAGCATTCCTTGGGGTATGATGATTGATAGCGTGTGTGAAGAAATATCACGTCGTATGATGAATGCTGCATTTATGCAGAGAGAGTATCTCATGTCGGAAGGACTATATCATGTCAACTAACAGCTATACAGTTGCAGAACTGAGTGATGATGAGAGTGTGTTTGGCCCCGATGAAAATGATAAGTATCGAGACCCTACACTATACGTGCAAGATACCCATACAAATAGCCCTATTCATTACAACCTAAGAACGTTGTCATACAGTGGTTTACTTACATTTCATTCGTGCCCACGTAAGTTTCAACTCAACAGATTGCTTCCTCGTGAAGCCACAGAAGAAACTGATGAAGGTGGGCATCTTGATTTTGGCACTGTAGTTGGTAACGGTGTGCAGGAATTGCTTGTTACTGGATCAATGGAGCGTGCTATCTTTAAAGCATTCATTGATTGGAAAGATAATCTTGAAAGCGAACGTGGCGCTAAGAGTAGCAAGACATTCTGGCACGCTGTTCAAGCTATCAAAAAATTCACAGAGATTATCAATGGTCCACTTGCAATGTATGAGCTTGCTTATTTCAATGGCAAGCCAGCAGTAGAGCTTGGCTTTCGTATTGACTTTGGTAATGGGTTCAAGTTTCGTGGTAAGCTTGACGCATTGCTTATCCATCGTATCAACAGATCATATCTTCCACTGGAATGTAAAACAACAGGTTGGAGTGTAATTGATGAGGCAATGTATGGTAACTCTGCACAAGGTGTAGGTTATGGCGTTGTCATTGATCGTGTTGCGTTTGAGAGCGACACAGAAGTCAACTCATACAATGTATTCTATCCTGTGTATATGACTAAGAAAGCTGAATGGGTGCCTATGTTTTTTCCCAAAAGCAATTCTTCACGTGCAGGATGGTTGCAATCTGTATTTTTTGATGTGATGCGTATCAAAGAGTATGCAGAAATTGATCACTTTCCTATGCACGGAGAGAGTTGCTTTGGCTTTAATAAGCAGTGCAAGCACTATGGTATGTGCGGTCTTAGCACTTCCACACTTGTTGGTGACATGAATAGTGTGCCAATTAAGTTGGATAAAGTTGAAGACTATCCTTTGGAGTTTGATGTTGATGACTTAATCAATGCGCAGATAGCAAAGGAGTTTGAATGATGAAGAGGAAACGTGTAGATAACTATCAACTGAGAAAGCTACAACAATCATACTTTCTCAACAAAGGTAGAATTACAGCAGCGTTTGCGCTGTTGAAAAACTTTGCACGTCATTCTTATTTATCAGACAATATCATTCAGACACTAGATGTTCTCACTGGAATTCTTATATCAGAAAATGAAAAGATGTATCAAGAACAACGTCATGCACTAATTAGTGCTAGAGAGCAGGAGAATGCAGATGAAACCTAGTAAGATGTTCGAGCGTCAAGCTAAGAAGGTTATCGTGTTTGGAGAAAGTAAGAGTGGTAAATCAAGACTTGTTGCTGAGTTGCTCAAGCATGGATACAAGCTTCATTGGGTATCTCTTGATGGCGGCCATACCGTTATTCATAGCCTTGGTTTGTCTATAGATTATCTTGACGATCATCTTGAGTTGATCAATGTTCCAGATACTAAAGAGCAGACACAAGGTATATTTACTTGCTTGAAGATTATGTCTGGCACACCAGTTGATATCTGTGATGCGCATGGCATTGTTAACTGCGGTAGTTGTAAAAGCAAAGGTGGTAGCGTTACTCGTTTTGACGCCAGCACTTTTGATAACTCACGCGATATCGTAGTATTCGATCACGCATATCAGATTGCAGTATCAGCTCTTAATGCGCAAGTTAAGAAAATGGCAGCGCAATCCAAGGGCGATGATAAAGATCCTGATATCTATAAACCAGAGTGGTCTGATTGGCGTGTTCAAGGATCACTCATGGATAGGTTTTTCACAAATGTTCAAGCTGCTCCCTTTAATATTATCGTCATCACCCAGGCGACAGAGAGCGTTCTGGTGGATAAAAGCAAGAAGATTCTTCCGGTTATCGGCACGGATAATTTTAGCGCTAACGCTGGGCGTTATGTGGATACTATTGTCTATTGTGAAGTCATTAATGGTAAGCATCGCTACGGCAGTTCTACGGATTATAAACTTGGGATTGGGTGTGGTTCTAGATATGATTACAAGATCGAAGGAATGACAGAACCAAGTTTGTCACCTTTGTTTTCTGGCGCTGCTAAATTGCTTCCGCAACAAATTGATATCAAAGCAGTTGTTACTACTGCTGCTGTCGTTAATAAACCAGCAGAGTCGCCTGAGCCTACGCGTATTGTTAGCGATGTCAAAGATGGTGAGATTATCTCAGATCGTTTCCCACCTATGACACCCACACCTAATGTTTTCTATCCTGACAAAGGTGTGAAACAAGTAGAACCAGAAACACCTTCATTATCAATTCAAGAACGTCTTGCTTTGCTGCGTGCAAAACAGAACCAGCAAGGAGGTAAGTAACATGTCAACATATCCAATTCGTATTGCACTCACTGGTAAGAAGGGTGTTGGCAAAGATACGTTTGCAAAAGTGCTTACTAGTTATGCTACGTTTTACACATTGTCTTTTGCTAAGCCATTGAAAATTGGTTTAGCAAATATGTTTGATGTCCATATTAAATACTTTGAAGACCCTGTGTTGAAAGAACGTAACCTTCCAGGATTTTCTTTTACACCACGCCAAGCAATGCAAGTAATTGGAACTGATGCAGTGCGTAATCATCTTGATGAAAACGCTTGGTGTTTCCTTATGCGGGAAAGATTGCAAGCATATCATCAACACAATGTAATTATTACTGACCTTCGTATGCCAAATGAATATAATTTGTGCAAAACGTATGGTTTCACAGTTGTGCGTGTCATTTCCAATGTTTACGGCACAGCACAAGACAGTCATGTAACTGAAAACCAGCTTATCCCTTGTGATGTTACTTTGGAGAACGAGGGATCACTTGCTGATTTACATGACGAAGCAAAGAGATTGCTGGGATATATCCAACGATCATCGTTATATACTCCAGCCAAACCCATCTGACCTAACAAGTCAGATACAAGTGCATAATGCACACAACACTAACTACAAGGTAACTATCATGTCTGAGACAAACGAGTTGGGTTTTGAAGTTGGCGATGACTTCCTGTTGGATGACATTGAAGACTTGCCTGAGTTTGTAAGCCCTCCTACCGGTGCTTACACTGTTCTTCTTCCTGATGGTATTGTTGATAAAGAAATCAATGATGCCAATTACTTTGACATCAAAATGGTCATTCAGTCTGTTGAAGAAATTGACCAGAAAGGTCTTGATGAAAACGAAGTGCCTCCCAAGGTTGGGGATATGTTCAACTTGATCTTCAAGAAAGACAACAAGTTTGGTGTTGGTAACTTCAAGAAGTTTGCCAAAGGCATTGCAGAGCATTATCGTTTGCGGACTGTTGGTGAAGTTCGTGAGAAGGCAAAGGGTGTTCTTTTGCTTGTCGTTGTAAAGCGTGCATGGAATAAGAAGGCACAGCGCCATAATGTTAATGTTGAGCGTGTGCAGGTTATCTAACCGTTAACTAGCAACTAGTTGGGACCCCGGATAGTTATCATACTTTTCGGGGTCCCACACAGGAGATACATATCATGTCGTCAGATGATCTTACTGGTTTCAGCACCCTTGGCACTGTAAAGGGTGAGCTGACTTCTGCAACACACCCAACTGATTATGTATTACTTGTTTGGGAACTGAGTTATGAGCAGCGTGCAGAGTTGTATCTTATTCCTGTCACGCATGAGTTGATTAATTATGTAATTAAGTCGCACAATAAATATATTAATGAGATTAATTACCCTGAAGACGACTCCATTTTTATTGTAAATAAAGAA